TTACCAATTCGTATAAACATCAATACCGCTATGACCGACACCTGTGTCATAGACTTTATAGGCACCTAAAGATGATTGACCAGTCGATCCTTTCGGTTGATTATCACTGGCAACAACGATGTACCCATCGGCATCACGGATGGTTCCGTCTGATGCTACATGGCGACCAGGGATATTCAATCCGCCTCCTGGCAAGACTTTTTGTGAGTAGTACGATTCTCTCACACCATTGAAATAGTTGATCCCATCCACTGGATTCAAGACACCAGAACCAGCACCAGGAACGCTTGAACGAGTTTGACTCACGTTAGCAGTCGCTGTGGATTCACTTTTTTCTGTGCTTTCTTTCGTACTTGTTTCTTTGTTTTCTACTGATTGGCCATCGTTAGAAACCAACAATGTTTCGCCATCAAAAATCATATTTGGATTTTCGATCGAATCATTTAAAGCTAAAAGGTCTTCGACCGTTGTTTGATAAGTAGCAGCGATCCCAGATAGAGTGTCTCCTGGTTCGACAACACGGGTTTGTTCTGCTGCTGAAACAACTGTTCCGCCAACGAATAAACCAAATCCTGCAACAACTGTAAATGCAAATTTTTTCAAATGAAAAAACCTCTCTTTTGATTATTTGTCCCGCTATCGGGCACAAGTAAGAGAATAACATTACAATATTGCAGGAAGGTTTCAGAAATATTTTTCATTATCACAATTGTTAAACAGAAAGTTACAGGATTTTTATTCAAAAATGCTAAACTTACAATATTGTTATCCCTTTCGATGAGTGCTTTTAGTGACCACATGCTATAGTGATGCTAGTAATGGAAAGGAATGACACCCATGAAAAAACTACTATTAACGCTTGGCGTTTTGATTATTGTCGTAGCCGGCTATTTCGGCTACACGTACTATGCAACAACGTATCGCGGCATCACGGCTTATGCTATCACGCCCAACAAAGTCCCTGAAAAGACACAGACCTACAGCGATTCTGGTGAAAAAATCGATGGCTCTTTTACCTACAAATACACCTTTGAATTCGTAAAGAAAAATGGTGAAAAAGAACTCATGACCTATGACCTGACGGGCGAAAATGTAAAACCATTGGCTCCAAATACTTTAGTCAAAGCAGAAATCAGTAAGACCCGCATCATTTCTGGTCCCAACGAAATCCCTCAATCAGAAGTCCCCGCAAAAATATTGTCTGAGCTGGAATCCTTTGACGAATGAGAACTTCTTACAAGAAACTTTCTACTTTTTAAGGTTCATTTTACTTTGACCGACTATGCTAGCTTTATACCAAAACTATTTTTCTTCCTCTTACCAGTCCTCGCCCGACTGGTATTTTTTGATTTTTCCCAATGGTCAAGAGTTACGCTTCTTATAGACAGAACCGCTCTAGCTTTGCAATGGTTTTTTTCTCAAATTTTGATCAAGCAGCTATTGACGATCGGAAATAAATAAAACCAGAATCAATAGGATAAACGCTGGTTTCATCATAAAAAAACCGCTAGATTGTTTATCTCTAGCGGCTTTTTTTGCGATTTTAATAGAGTTCCAAGTATTGTTTAAATCACATTAGCAACATTGTATAAGGTTCTATAAACCCTAATACACAAGCTTTATACTCCTCATTCGAAGATTATGTTTATATAACATTTTACAACCTTTGCCCCTTTTCTGCCCCTCGAAAACATTCCCTTTTGATTCTTATATTTTTTGCAACTGATTTCTAAAGCTATTGTAAATAGATATCGATATTTATAGGCTATGTATTTGTTTTCTGATACAATGAAGCTATAAAATTAATGAAAAGAGGAACGGGTATGGGTTTGTTTAGCAGCAAGGCGGATAAAGAAAAGGCAAAGATTGAAAAAGCGAATCGTAAAGCTGAAAACGAAAAAATACTAGAATACTTTAAGAACCATAGTGACTACAAAGTTGGCGACATGTATTTTGATGATAAACATGGAAAATTATTTATAAAGAAATCTTTTACCATGAACAGATCACAAGCTGTATACAATTACTATGAGCTAATCAGCTACACGCCTATTTTTGAAGGTGGCAAAATCAAAAAACATCATGGTATTACACGTGCAATTGTTGGCGGCGTTTTAGCTGGTCCTGTTGGTGCTGTTGTAGGAGCTGGAACTGGTGGAAAAGAATTTGATACCATTAAGCGACTAGGCTTCATCCTACACCTTACTGACAATCGCTCTCAAAACTATATGCTTATGATTTCAGAATCAAAATCAGATAGTTTCCTTACGAAGTCGGCGATGGAAGATTACAACAACATAGCTGCTAAACTGGATCAAATAATTTCTTCAAATACTCAAGAACCTACATCTAATGGCAGCAACGCCGATGAGTTGAGAAAATTCAAAGGCCTTCTGGATGATGGAATTATTTCTCAAGCCGAATTTGATGAAAAGAAAAAAGAATTGTTGGGATTATAAAAGGAGAACATTATGAAAAAAATCAGTTGGTTACTTTTTGTTGGTATGTTCCTATTAGTTGGTTGCTCTAATGAAAAAACTGTTACGAATAGCTCCTCATCTAGTTCTAGTACAGTTGAATCATCTTCTACCGTTGAATCAACGACGCAGACAACTACAGAGGAAACTTCGCAAGAAGAATCTAGCACTGTCGAATCAGTTTCATCTACTCAAGCTAGTTCGTCGGAAATTGTTTATGAAGAATCAAGCGCTCCTCAGCAAAATGCTGCCCCTGCTTACAGTGAACCAAGCTCAGAAGCTGAAGAACAACCACAGAATAGCGTTGCCGTAGTTGATCCTCAAGCAGGTGTTGCCGAGTATACAATAGTTCAAAAAGGCGAAACGCCAGAAATGATTGCTCAAAGAAGTGGTATTTCAGTAGATCAATTCTTTGAGTTAAATGGATTCACGCCTGATTACTATATGCTTTATCCCGGCGATCAAGTCAGGGTTAAATAAACTAAGTCTGCATAGCAGGCTTTTTTCTTTACCTTTTGTTCGCTTTACAACAAGAACAAACGTTCGTATAATTCTTGCAAGGAGTGATTGATATGCAAATACCACTTGCGCACCAACGGACGTATGCTTTTGAACGCTACTATTATGAATTCATCGAACGAATGGGACCAGCTCACTTTCTTTATGAGCAGTTTGTAAAAACTATGGAGAATTTCGGTAAACCTTACTTCACCGTTCCCTCAAGCTACAGTGGTTATCCAGAGGAAATAGCGTTTGTCTTCAAAATCGAAGGCGAAAACTATATTTTTGATCATGTTAGGACACAAGACAAAATATTGCGTAAATATGATCCGAGCATTAATTATAAACCCGGTGGAAATTAGAGCAACAAAAAAGCCCCCTACTCAAAAGAGTAAGGGGTATTTGTGCTACTTAACATCTTGCTCTAAGAACCAAGAATTGATTCCGTCCAGCAAGTATGCTTTTTTAGATTTAGATTGGTTAACTGATTTAATCTGTTTAATCTTATACTTCTTTCCTTTAATCCACGATGGAATGTTTTGCCCGGTTTGATATTTTGCGGCGTGACTTTGTACTGTCACTGTATCTCCTGCTTTTTTAGCAGCTGTAGTAGATGTATTGGTAACCAGTTGGATATCGTTCTTGTGGGCCCAACCTAGGTTGTCAATCAAATATGGTTTGTTCCCGCTGACCACACGCTTGATTGAGCCAGTCTTACCACGACTAGCAGTTGACCGACCTGCCCCTGTACTATCCTTGTATAGCGCATCGGTGATTTTAACTTTGTCTCCTACTTTAAAACTTGTTGAAGCAGCCGGCTTACTTGTGGATGTATTGTTGTTGCTAGATGAATTTGCAGAATATCCGAACACAGCCAGCGCCGCATTAACTGCTGCATCCATTTTCTTGGCCATAATGTCCATATCTTTTTGACTATCGACAAAGCCCCACTCAATTAATACTGCAGCGCCTGTTGATGCCCGAATGACATACAATGATGTTGTAGCTTTTGCTCCACGATTGACCCATCCAGTAACCGCACATACTGCATCACAGATAGCTTGCGCCAATTTGCGTGCTTCTTCATTGCCAGCATAATACCAGACTTCAAAGCCATTTGCAGTACCATTAAATGCGTTCAAGTGGTGGCTAACGTGGAAAGATTTACCTACAGTATTCATTTTACGAACGATATTGTAGAGGTTATCATTAGCAGTCTTACCGACGTCATCAGTAGCATCTACAGCTTTTGTAACCGCACGAAATTTATCATGAATCTTTTGTGCAACCTCATGCTCCTTCAAGCCGCATCCACTTGCACCAGGAACGATCGCATTATGTCCTCTATGAGAGGTTGAGTTATTATATTTGACCATGGTTATTCCCCTTCTCCAATATAAAAGTAGTCGTCAATCTCATCTGTTGAATCAGTTTTTTCACGCTTCTTCACTTCAAATTTGAAGGTCTTATCTTGGCCATCTTTCGTGAAGTTGCCAGTAAGGTGATATTCTGATTCGCCCAACTGGTTCATTGTGTGCGCTGCATCTTGCACTGGATCCACAGCCTCGATGATTTCTTGTTTCGCCACTGCTTCAAAGTCTTCGATAAATTTTGCTTTGTTCCTCATGTTTATCCCTCCGATTTTTGGTATATAAAAAAGAGCAGCTTATTCGGCCACTCCTTGGTCAACGCCATCTTTCATACCTTTTACTGCTGATTCGATCAACAGATTCAGTTCGTCTTCAGTGAACTTAATGCCGTTCTTGTTAAACAAGTCTACTAACTGAGCCTTGGCCTCTTGCAACTTAGCATCTCCATTTGCTTCTGCGTAAACCTGCTGGACAGCAGTAACCACAATATCCACATAATTCTTCTTGCTTTCCAATTGAGCCAGCACGCCTTTCCTCTTCAAATATGCAGTTCCTTTTTGTCCAATGAACGTTGTCGCCAAACCAACAACGACAATCAACAAGTTTAACAACACATCCTGTAATGCTTCCATTTAAATTCCACCTTTCAATATTGCATTTTCATTTTTCAACTCTTCGTTCTCGTCTTCTAACTCTTCAACCAGTTTTTGGTAATAAGCAATCTCTTTCTCATACTTGTTTTTGATATCTGAAATTTCTGCTTCGAGTTTATCGACTTTCCTCTCTAACTTATCTACCATCTCCTGATACTTTCTGTAGAGAACATCGGCATTTTCAGTATTAGTCTTTTCGAGATTTGCTTTGTTAGAGTATTTAGTTCCTAGATAGGTGATAAACCCGCCACCAAGCGCCACAATGATCGTAGTCAAGTTGATGTCTTCCACAGTATCAGTCCTCCTTGATGGCAATCCCCATCGCAAGGAATGCCATTGCCAAGGATAAAATGCCGATTGTATTTGGTGGTGCAGATAAAACAAAAGACACCCCGAAGAGTGTCCAAAAGAACGTTAGCAATATTAAAACTGTATGCTTCATTTTTTTATTGTTGATTAGTATACCCAAAATTTTTAAGCAACCTAGGGTTATAAAAATCAAACTGATTGCCCTATAATCAAACAAGTCATCTATTAACTGATAAACTCTGTACTCTTGTAAGATTGCTGGATGCAAGAACAGCTGCAAGCCATACAAAACTGATGCGATTGATAACACAAGGCTATCCCACTTTAAAACAATAATTCTACGCATACGTCACCTACTTCCTAAAATATAATCCACAACACGATTAGCCAAAAAAGCAGACAACCAAGAATGATTGTCCGCCAGATTTGATATGTTTTCATGGTTACACACCGATTTTCGATATAATCGCTTCAGCAATTGCTTGCATACCTAAATTGCCAGGATGACTAGCATAAGAAGCAGGCGTCTCTTTGGTGCTCCCGTCTTTATAAGTAATTATGCTGCCTACTGTGCCCATATTTTGACTAGTGTATAAGCCACGAATCGAAATATATTCTACTCCTGTTTGATTCGCAACACTGGCTAAAATATTGGTTATTAAGTTACTGGAGTCAAACCAACTACCAACTAGTAAAATTCTTGCGGCTGGACTTTTCGATTTAATCGTATTGATCAAATCAGGTAATGCCGCTTCAAAAACACTTCTTCTAACATCGCTATTAACGTTATCTCCAATTTGCAAGATAACTAAATCAAGATCAGAAGTAAAACTATTCGCATTACTGCTGATATATGTTTGAGCAGCGGAAGCTGTTTCAGCTTGTTCAAATGCAGCGTCATGCAATTTTGTGAAAGTTGCATTGCTATTTTTGGTTAAAATCTCTTGCTCAACAATATATGCATAATCATGTTGATAATCACTAGCGCACATGCCAAATGCACCACCCCTCGAACCATCAGTGTCCAACCCAAGCAGCAAACTATTACCCATAAATAGCACTTTTTCTGGTACTGTTCTCTTTAGCTTCACTTCGCCATTCTCAACCGTCATGATATACTTCACTCCATTTGAGTCGGTTAATGTAGGAACAGCATTTGCGATAGTTTGTACACTATCATTTAATTCATCTGCTTTTGAGGAAAGTTTTTCAAGCATCACGTCTAAGTTCTTATCGTAAGTTGCCTTAGTTTGAAATTCTGTAAGTGCATAAATTGTAGGATTCTCCAACCTGAAATAGCCACTAGGACTTTCATCATTACATTGAATAAGAAATCTGAACTGTTCAGCATTATTATAAATTTTGTAATAAGTAGCATCAAAACTAAAATCTATGTCAAATGTATTACTAGTAATTTTCCCTAAATTCTTATACTTCCAAGCTGTTGCCCCAGGAGATAAATATCCAAATAAAATATCAATTGAGGATACCGTTTTTATTCCTTTAACATTCATTACAGTTTTTATACTGTCGCTATCAAAAGGGCTTGTCGCTAGGCCTTGATTTTTCGCTGTTACTGTCGTTTTCCAAATACCGCCAGTAGCATCGATAGTGGCAGCCCCAAAAGTACCTGCACCATTAAATAGATTTTTATAGTTGCTATCAATAATGTATTGGTATTGATTCATAGCCGAAATATCTTCCTTAACATATTTTTTTATTACTATTTGAAAATCTATAGGGCTATTAACATATAGTTTGCTCGCATTTTTGGGGATTATAAGTTCGAAGTCTGTAAGTGTTTCGTCTGCTCTTTGTCTAAAATCAAGAACATTTCCTGAAACATCTGTGATTACGTAAGGATAGGTGTTTGATAACAACCCCTTGGCTGTAATGATAAAAATATCGCCATAAGCAGCATCCACAACTTTATAATGAGAATATTGACTTGTCACTAGAACGCCATCATTACCCATCCGACCTGATTTGTATTGAGCATCGGATTCCACGAGAGTAGACAAATCTTTTTGCAATTTTTCTGCTCGTGATTCACTATAATCTGCTGTTAGATAATTTCCACCTTCTAACCATGACTCATTGTAGTAATACCACTTATTGGTATCCTTCACTATGAATACGCCTGCAGTCCCATTAGGATATTTGGCTTTCAGTTGATCCAAGGTGTCGAATGCTCCCTTGGGTGATCCTGATCCAACGGAAGAAAATAAATCATTTACTTCTACCTTATCCGCTTTTACAGAATCTAAGTCAGCAACTTTAGAATCAGTTAACGCCAAGTCTGTTTTATCCGCTTTAGTTGTATCTAAAGAGTCTATATCTGTTCGGAATCTATTTGAATCAGCTAATGCAGCGACCAACGCACTAAATTCTGCCTTTTCAACAATCCCTACAGGTTGTCCTGCCAATCTTTGGACTGTCAGCTCAAATTGTTTTAAATTGATTACTTTTCCGTTTTGAATTATCTGAATGCTAGCGAAAACCTTTCCTGGTGTCATCATGCGCTGTGGGTATTCGATAGAAAATATACTATTCGCTTTATTAATCTCATCAAAAGCGGTTAAATCTGTTAGTCCGCTTGCTTCATTATGCCAATTTAAGTTTAGAGTCAATCCAGGCACTTCACCAACATTCCCGTTGTTAGTTACCTGAACGGTAAGCGTGCGGCCTTTATAATCGCCTTGAGAAACGAATTGCTTCTGCACAAAGCTATCATTCGCTCTATCAATCACTAAATCGACATCTCTAAATTGATCTAGTTCCAAATCCATCACTCCTAAAAATTAATGTATTCTCTTGGATTTATAAAATCACTATTGGATGGCCAAGGTCCATTTGTAAAAAATTGAAAGTGCAAATGTGGACCCGTACTTGGACCAGTTGTCCCCATATTGCCGATTTGTTGTCCCTGATTGACCGTATCACCTACAGAAACTCTCAGTTGACTCTGATGTGCATACCCTGTGTAAAGTCCGTCAGAGTGCTTAATAACAACGTAGTTTCCATACCAATCGGGGTAACTTCCAGCTATAACCACTTCGCCAGCAGCAGATGCATAAATCGGCGTAGTGGCATTTCCATTTACAAGGTCAATCCCGTTATGCAGCTCGTATGATCCAGTAATCGGATGATATCTATAACCGAACTCGCTAGTCACCGTGACTGGTTTGCTAATCGGTACAACGTACCCTACACTTTCATTTACCTTAACGTATTGCCTAATCATCGCAGCATAGTGGAAGTTCCCGCCGTTTACATACAGATATGTTCTGCCGTCCGCCTGAGACACTGCATTCACATATGGATAAGTTGCACCAGTTGTATTTCCTAGCGAAGGAGCAACAACAGTTCTTGAATAAACCTCAGCCAAATCAGTGGTATTTACTCCACCTCTGTTTGCGAGCCAAGGGATATATGCACTACCGAAGTTGTAACCTTGCATTACTCCCCAGATGTCTACGTTTTGATCTTGACCGTTTTTAATTTGTTGTGCTAAATGCTTACAACCTTGCTTTACGGAAGCTTCACCTGTAAGATAACCGGGACCAGGATAACCTGCTGATTCAGAAGACTGCATGATATCATCTGTGCCGTCTGTACCGGGATTTTCTACCATTATCAGAGCATAAGCTAAGCCAATATAATCCGAGATACCGTATAGTTTTGTATACTTTTCAAGCCAAGCAACGATATTTGCATTGCCTGTTATGTTGCTGCCGATATTAATTGGATCATATGTTGCGCCACCGGGACCAACACCACCGCCAGAACCGCCGGGATAAACTTGTTGACCTTGGATTCTAATTTGACCCTGCACATCTAAGTCGCCCGTTATTCGGACATTTCCTTGATGTGTAACATCTCCACGATAAATCCCCGACCCATCTCCAAGAAATACCCATCCATATCCTTCTTTTGTCGAGATAAGAATGTACTTTCCATCGCCTTCTGTTTTAATTACAAGCGAGTTATCTTCGAGTGGTGTGGGCGTTGACGCTTCTGGAAAAGGATTGCCAGCTGAATCAGTAGTCCCGATGGTTCCAATTTGTCGGTTGGCCCCCCAGAACTCCATCCCTTTACTGGTTAACTCCATAATCTTTTTGCCGTTTTTCATTGCTTGTAACGATCCTGCTGACAATTTCAAAATCTCGCCTAGTTTGTTAAATGATGTCTCGAAAATATCAGCAATAATTGATCCTGTTTGGATAAAGTCAGCATTGAATTTCCCATCAATGGTCCATGCGGTTTTAAACGGACTAGTGTAGAAGTCGCCGTCTATGAATCCAATCCCATCTGAATTTGCAACTAAGAAATGGCTTGAAGTTTGAATAGAATCGCCGTCCATCCATACCATCTGAAATGGCTGCCGACTTTCTCCTCGCTGAGGATGATTAGCCGGATAATCAGATGGCGACATCAAAATAACCGCACCGCCATGAGCGCCACGGATGATATCTGATTGCCATTTGCTGATTTCAGTTGAATCATAGAATGTCATTTTTGTTTCAGCTAAATTGGTTACACTATTTTGAACACTTGCTGCTTGCCTAGTGCTTGAGGTATTCAAATTATCGCCTAATCCGCATTCTACCTTGTCCCTAATACGATCGATTTTGACGCTGAAAACACGAGTCTTGTAATGATAGTTCTTGTCTGATCGATGGATGGTTACTGTGTTACCGATTGAATCTCCACCTAGCACAGAAGTTTTGAATTGAATCAGCGGACGTGAGTATTCTACGAGATTCTCATAGGTCGCTTGCAGCAACTCTCTAGGGTCTTCTATATCTTCCAAAATTAGAACAGTTTCCCGTTTACGCTTGCTTCCGTTCTTCATCGGTATGCCGTAAAGTGCTGTCATTTCAGGATATTCAAGCCAATTCTGTCCTTTAGGTTTATCTAACGGATTACCGTTCGACTTTTTCCATTCGATGTCAGTGAATTCAATTCTTCGTCCATAGCCGTCCCCGACCTCTTCGCCTTTGCCCCGTCCGATAATCGAGGTATATAGTTGCGATCGATCTCTTTGACGTACGACTTCGAGTGCGTTCGAACCGTAAACAAATCGCTTGTTGCTAAAAATGCCAATTTGTTTATAAATTTCAATCCATTTATCTGTGATTTTGTTCCCATCAATTTTACATTTGAAAACAATCTCGCAGCCGAATGTCTGCAGTTGCTTTAAAGCATCTTTAACGCTTAGATAGTAGAACGTTCCTGAAATTGCAGGAAGCGTGGGATCGACATAACCCACACGCCACTCAGCATTTGTATAACCAAGAATCTGTTCTGCTACTTGTTTGATACTTCGATTGCTAGGGCGCATATCAAGCACGATGAACGAATGTAATTCATCTACTGCAAAGTTAACCCCTGTGAAGCTTAAACGTCCTCTAGGGTCGCTATCAGCGGTTATTTTGTACATCGAGAACGAATTATCATTTTCACGAACAGCCATAAAAGCAGCATCTCGAATTTTCTTATCATCCAATACGCTAACGCTCAAAGTATCGTTCATCAGTTCGCTTTTATCAGCAGTGATTTCTTTCGACTGTATGCACTCAATAATTTTGCTTTCTCCGCACACTTTTAACAGTTCTTGTTCATCATTAAGAAAGTAAATGCTTTCGCTCATAGCGCCACCACCCGATAAAATACTTCAATAGATCCATTGTTTGTCTTAACAACATCCCCTTTTTTGATATAGAAATCTTCGAGTTGTCCTCCCGCCCAATCCAAGATATTGGTTTTATCTACACCGTTCACATACACACTACCTTCTTTGTTTCTAAACTCAACGACATCTCCCGCAACGATACTTGCGCCTGTGATCGACATCGAGAGTGAGCCATTGGTTACTTTAACACTTGTTGGTGCACTCAATTTAACTCTTACGACATCAGGGACGATCGTGTATGGAATATACGTGGCAATTTCGCCATTTGATTTATATTGCTTTGAATACTTTCTCGGATCAGCACAATAGATATCAAAACTTGAAACGATTCTGTTTGTGTCACCTGCAACGGTATTAGCAGATGAAAACCGACCGTGATAGGTGTAGTCTAATTCATCGTTGAATTGAATCGGAACATCTTTTGTTTTATAGAGATACCACATTAAAAGATCAAACTTTTTTTGCAGTTTCTCTGGATCGTTATCTTCGAGTTTGTATTTCACTGTCAGCGTTCTTGAAGGCAACGTCTGGTTCGTGACAATGCTCCCGACTTGAATTGATTCAGATTCAATGCCCACAGAAATCATTTCTCTGCCTTCGACTGACAATGTTTGATAACCATCGATGACCTTCTCAAATAGAATGCCATCATAATACATAGCGGAAGTAGGAATGTACTCCGGTATGTATCGTTCATTTTTCTGTGTGTCCATAAACGGATACATTCTGTTTTCCATTTCCTACCTCCTAAAATTGTAATTGTATAGCTGTTTCGCCGCCCTGTGCTTGACTAATGTCATCCACGAAGGCTTGGAAACTTTGGTTGCCAATTTGAATATTAAACAATGCTGGTTTGTTATTTGTTCCGTAGCTGACTTCGTGCTGCACTTTCGACTGAATTTGGCTATTAACTGCCGAAATTCGGTTTCCAATGTCCATGTTCGATGCCTTATCAGCCAGTGTAGAGGATGCTTTATCCACGTATTTTGAACCGTCAAGCATACCTTCTGCTAAACCTTGCGAAGTGAACATACCTAATTCAGCCATCACACGTGAAGGAGAATGGATATTCAATACATCTTTGATTTTTCCAGTAATAGAACCAGCAACATCTTTGACTGCATTCACTACATCATCAATCTTGCTTCTGATTCCATTTACTAATCCATCGATGATATCTTTCCCAATTTGCAACAGGTCAATTTGTCTGATTGTATCGAATGTTTCTTTTACTCTATCTACGGCATTTGAAACGCCGGTTTTCATGTCTTCCCAAGCTTGTGCTGCACCGTCTACAATGCTCTTCGCTGTATTAATGACAGCATTCTTGGTATTTTCCCAAGCAGTCGTGACACCGTCTTTAATCGCATTCCACATATTGATTGTGTTTGTCTTAATAGATTCCCACAAATCAATGAAGAATTGCTTCACGCTATTCCAAGTGTCAATCGCACCTTGTTTCATGTTTTCCCATGTTTCAGATAACCATGTTTTTAAGGCGTTCCAAGCGTCAATTGTGCCTTGTTTGATATTGGTCCATGTTTCAACAAAGAAAGCTATAATACTGTTAAATGTATCGATCGCAATCGTTTGAATTGTTGTCCATATATAGGCTAGCGCTGCTTTAATACCATTCCAGATATTTAAGAACGCCATCTGAGTATTAGTTAAGAAGCTATCAAAAATCGCTTGAATGGAAGCCCATATATTCCCTGCTGCTGTTTGAATATTGGTCCATATTCCGATCATGTTGTTCATCGCTTCTTCCCAACCACCTGAGATTAAAGAAGTCACGAATAACACTGGAGCTAGAATGACGTTTTTCATAATCTCAAATATCTGGCCAGCAATCTTCACTAAATTTGTCCAAAGTGTTTTCAGGAAAAAGCTCATATGAATAAACGCATTTCGAACACCGTACACAAGCGTTCCGAAACGGCTCATGATTCCATCTGCAATACCTTTAACGATAGAAGTAACTGTTGATTTAATCCCATTCCACAAGTCTGAGAACCACTGTGTGATCCCGTCCCAAACCGAAACGATATTATCTACACCATCACTAAATGCTTGCTTTGTTCCTTGCCACATATCGCTAGCCGAATCTCTGATACCTTGCCAAAGGTCTGAAAACCACTGCTTGGTATTCTGCCATCCCTTTTTGACGCTATCAACCGCTTGTTTACTCCCTTCAATCAAACCATCCCATGCATTTGAAAAGAATTCCGTCATTCCATTCCAAGCAGAAACGATCCAATCAACAGCAGCGCCAACAACACTTTGAATTCCTTCCCAAAGACCAATCCAGAAATTTCTAAAGCCTTCGCTTGTATTCCAAAGATAGATGAATCCTGCAACAAGAGCGATAACCGCCGCTATAACGAGTCCGATTGGGTTTAAGTTCATTAGGACGTTCATCATTTTTTGAGCGCCGTTGTATAGCTCAACTGCTTTTCTAGCAGTACCCATGACACCTTGGTAGATACTTATATAACCAATTACTGCCATAATAAGCGGCAAGAAAGGTTTTATAGTGTTCCATAAGTTTGTCAAAAAGCTAATTGCCGGCGGAATGCTGTCAGTGATAGCTTTGAAAGCTACGTTTACAGCTCCTTTGATTTTGTCAAAGTTTTCTGCAATTGATCCTAATCCTGCATTTTGCATGCCTTCATCAATCGCTGTGATAACATTCGCTAAACCTTTTACAACCGCTGTTTTGATGTTAGCAAAGGAAGTCCTGATACCAGCCGAGTTCTTTTGGGCTAATTCAGCAAAACCGCCGACACCTTCGTTAAGCTCGATTAAGCGATTGTTAAAATCATCAAAAGTAATATCACCTTTTTTCAGAGCAGCATATAAGTCATTCGCTGAGTTAACGCCTTGATCACTAAAGGACTTCGACACCTTATCCATTGCAATTGGCATTGTCTCAAGCAAAGAGCGCCAAGACTGAAGATCGACTTCTCCTTTTGAGAGCATTTGTTGGTATTGTTGCGCCCCACGGCTTGCATCAGCTGCAGAAGCACCACTGGCCAAGAATGCATTGTTTAATGCTACTGCCGTGTCTGTCCCTTTTTGCAAATCACCCGTTGAAATAGCTAGCTGTTGAGCGCTAGATACGATTTCATCTAAACTTGTTGGTAATCCGTCTATTCCGTCTGTCAGTTTGTTCATTGACTTGTCGACTTCTTCGGCGGAATAACCTAACGCTTGCATAACAACCGGGTATTTGTTCAATGTGTCGAAACGATCAATCGCACCGCCTAATGAACTAGTAACTAAGCCGATAGCATTGTCAATCAATTTAAAAACCCCGATACCTTTAGCGATATCGAGGATAGAAGTATTCGTTTTTTGAGTGCTGCTATCTAAGTTGTTCATCGAACTATCAGCATTCTTCATGGTAGAAGAAAAATTCTTGTCGACAGCCGAAAGGATCGCTTCAACGCTATATGATTCCATAGTTTTCCTCCTTTCCTCAGGAGTTTACAAATCTCGGCGTTTCTTCTTTCTTGCCCAAGATTTCATTTTCGAGCTTTTCTTTATCAAAAAACTTTTTGAAAGATGTAAATACAGGAACTGTTTTTTTGCCTTCTTTTTTAGTCGACTGGACTTGCCAATTAACCCAAGCTTGCTGATGAATCGTTTCTTGCTCATCTAGTCGTTTTAACTGATAAGCCGTCATACGAATTTCAAATTCATAGGGTGTCATTCGCTCAATTTGTCGAATATCTGTCATACCAAGATACCTAAACGAATTAATAAGAATGTTTTCATAAACTTCTGCCGAGCTTATTGTTTCGCTAGTTTTTCCTTTGTTCTTTGCATCGCTAACTTTCCCGCATTGCTTTCGCTAAGTTCTTTGATAACTTCGTCAAATAACGCTTCGATATCATCACAATCATCAATATAATCATCTAGTTCTGACTGCTTGATTTTAGGACTTTCTGTCTGGTTAGCCATATAAAGAACGTCTGCCAAAGTAGCGATATTGGTTGCATGCAACTCAGGAACCACTTTTGCTACCAATCCCATCCCAAATTGAACACCGTTTTGTTCTACAGGCTTTCTTTTATCCACTTCTCGAACAAATTTGACGCCGAATTTAAATGAGTAAGCTTTTCCGTTAATTGTTAATTCCATTGATCCATCCTCCTAAAAATAAAAAGCACTCAATCAAGAGTGCTTATCCTTCTGGTGTTTGTTTTGTTGTGTCTACAAATGCATATTGAACTGCATTTTGTTGTTCGGTTGTTAGTGTTGCATATCCGTCCTGATGAATCATTTGCACGGCATATTCCAAAGAAACTTCAACATCATCTTCAGCGGAAGCCGTTTCTTCGTAGTTTGAGATATACACTTGCATATATTTGGCTGCAAATTTACCTGTATCGCCTTCTTGTGGTTCGAGTTTATCGATGATCCACGTTTCCACCAACTTGTTGTTCATAAATGCATCGTAAAGCATTTTGAGAGTTTCGCTGCCACGTTCATATAAAGCAGTAGAACTGAAATCATATTCAATTGCTCCTACAGTTTGAACAGTGCCATCTTTGGTTTCGGTAGCATCTGTACTGCGTGACATACCAAATGTATGCTCGGTTTGATAGGTCACAGTTTTGGCAGCTTCTTCAGCCTGTTTTTCCAAATCCCGATAGACCAAAATGACGTCAATACCTTTTTTTAGTGCCATTTAAATTCCTCCTACTAATCTAAAATTCAATTCAATAATCGCTCGTTTAAGCGGTGTGTTTGTGCTTGTATCTGTTACCGTCTGTATGTCGCTTGCATTGGTGTCTAGCGTCCACGAATATCCGTCAGATGTATTTACTTGCATCGCTTGCTCAAACAAAGCAGAAGCCATTTCAGACACCTGTTTTCGCTTTGTATGCAATCCCCATACAGAAATGACAATCACGACATTTCCCAAGACATGAGACTTGTTGATAGAGTGAAGTGTTTGAGTGTCTTCAAATTCTACAAAAGGATAGCTAGTGGCACTCGCTGGTTTGTAGTCATAGGTTTGATAACCCAAAGCCATCGATCGTTTAAACATTTCATCGAAAATTGATTGTTCTCTAGTCTTCATCTATTCCACCAACTTATCCATATCAGATTTAAACTGCGCCTTCTGCTTGTTGAAAGCTGGTCGCATAAAAGGTTGAGCTGATTGGAACCTTGTTCCGTACTCCAAATAGGGAGCGTAATCTGCGGTAGGTTTCACCTTTCCTGTTAAACCGCCATCGCTCAAATCCATGGTTATTGATCGTCTCAAATTCCCAGTATCAACTGGCGCTTTACGTTGTGCACCTTGTGTCAATTCAGCTGTATTCTGTTTGACGATTTGCTTCACATCTTTCATATTTGCATTAGACTTGAGCTTCATCGTCAATTCGCTAACACCTTTGAGAGAAACATTCCTTCTAGCCACCAGAAGCCACCTCCTGGACGATAATGCTATTTCTTAATGCCGGAGTTCTCGTGGTGACATCCTTATACGTTTTTCCTTCGTACAAAATGCGATCATACTCTGGAACAACAAAAAGAGGCATGGTTCTGATAACCTTTGCCCCTTGTCGTATATCTCCAAAAATTGCCATACTTCTATCTGTTCCAACGTCCGTTACGTTAACGTTTGCTGTCGTCCGAATAGGCGCCGATTCTACCCACTCGCCCAAGTCAGGATCGTAATGGCTACCTAATCCATCTTTCTCGAAAGTAACTTCATCTAAAAACCTCATATGAAGTAAATCCCCCCTCGCTTGGGCTTGTATAAGTCTTCATCGTCTTTTCTTTTAAAGGAATCAATCTCCGATTCGTATTCGGAAAAATCTGAATCAGGAAATGCCATAGATAGTCCTTCCTGAGAATATGAAGACATCCCTTCCTGTCCAACTCGGTTGAAACGTTTGTTGGTTACATCGAAAACAATGTACTCTAATGAATCTGGTATAACAGAAACGCCTAGCAATGACGCTAAGCGCTCTCTAGTTCGTTTCTCGATAACTTCTAGCTTATCATCTGTAGAACCGCTTAGAAGCTTCTTAACGTCATCTTTAATTGCCATTCGTATCTATCCTTCCTACGGTTCAGTAAGAGTCAAAACGTGAGTATCCGTATGTGATCCATCTTCCGTTTTGATTGTTGTCATGTATTCACCAGCAGGCACAGTTTCAGTCCAGGTAATATTACCGCTAGACGAAACTTCCAAACCAGCTGTTGTTGGCGCAATCGAATATGTCACAGTTTTATTAGTTGCGTTTTGTGGCGCAACAGTGGCTGTTAATTGTCTATTACCGGCAGTCCCCGCAACTGCACTTGAAGTTTTAGGCGATACTGTAACGCCTGTAGCGGGGATTGTTACTCCCCCGCCGGTTGAATTTTCCCGAATGCTTCATCTTTAACGATCATGAAACCAACATCCATTGTCGCACGCAAAGCAACTAATTCTTGCTCAAACAAGTTAACTGGCGTACCGTCTTCGTTTGTAAGAGTTGAAAGTTGAGCGTCTTCAGAGATTTTGAACGAAATGTTGTATGGGATTCCGTAGAACATGTAGTTAAAGTCACCTGCATACAGTTCACCTTTTGCCAAAGCTTTCAAATCGACTACTGGCAACCCATCAATAGTGTTGGCCGCACGATCATAGATAAGTTCCGTAGTATTTCCGACAACTTGAGAAGCGCCGCGCAATTCTGTGCGATTTTTCCGGTTAGAGATAAATGCGTTTGGCTCGAATTCGTTTTCGCCAAGCACATCTTCTAACGCTAAAATATTTTCGTAAGTAAGAGGTCCGTTGATCACATTACCAGCCGCAACAACAGATTCTTCTAAAGATTGTGGAAACGGATTGTCAGTGTTCAGTAAAGCAGCAGCATCAAACTTTTTGTAGAAAGCTTCTGCAATCTTAGGCTGCATCTTCTCAAAGAAATCTGATAATTTATAATTTAAATATTCACGAGAAACTGGAAGAATGACACCGAGTTTTTTAGCGACCATAGTCGCTTGCAACCATTTAGGTTTAGATGTTTTGATCTTTTCACCTTCACCAACCCAGTACGCGCCAGGACCTTCAGCAAAGTATTCGAATTTCTTTTCTTTGTCCGTCATTTCTTCATACTTGGCCAACTGCATGATCTTAGAGTTTTCCATGACTTCATTAACAATAAGCGTGTTGTACTTGTCAGGGATCTTGCCTTCTTTTGTTTCGTAAACTGTCACATTATCTGGATTCCAAGTCTGAGCAAAGTATTGCAAATTCATATTCATTAATCGTTTGTTTTTCATTTAGTATTTCCTCCTATTTAATGATTCTGTTTTTAGCAGCCAATTCAGCTACAGTTTGTTTAGTGTTCTTATCAGCAGAAAACTGTCCGCCTTCGCCCGGCGTAGATTGACGAGCATTTTCTTTCTTGATCTGAGATGCAAAGTTAGTAATGACCGCAACAGCCTTTTTAGTAGCTTCTGCATCTTCTGAAACGATCAATCCGAGTAATTCATCATCCTGTGGCAATCCTGCGCCTGAGAGCATTTTAGAAGCTTCTGACTTCATTTCGTTTAAAGTCTGTCCACGTTTCAGTTCAGCGATTTCGGCTTCTTTTTGCTCCAATTCATGTTGCAGTTTTTCTTCCGCATTCATTTTTGCGAGCTTCTTAGCTTCTTCTTTTTTCGCTTCAGCTTCTTGTTCCCAACTTACACGAGCCTTTTTAGTTTCAGCAGCAACAATTTTCGCTAATTCGTCACGAGAAAATGTTTTGCCAGTTTCTTCACCCTTTGGCTTATCCTCTGGTGGTGTATTTTGTTCCGCCGGCGGTGTATCATTGCCACCATCTGGATTTTCAGAAAAGAATTGAAGTTTCATAGGCATTAATAAACGTTTTTTCATGATTATTCCTCCACGGTTACGCCGCTACCCGATAATTTAACTAGTTACGCCAGTCAATCGGAACAGCTTTCTCTTTAGTGCCTGTAAGCAGTAAGAAGGCATAATAAAAAGCCGTTAGCGAATGGGCTAGCGACTTTGCTTAACTTTGATATATTTGTTCTGGTTTTCTTCGAAATCACACATAAACCATTCGAGTGTATCTTGCGCCAGTTCACTGTTGAACAGTGCCTGAAACTTAACTTTCAATAAGTACCAATAAAATGGAATCTTAAACTTAATTTTTAGTGTAATACTGTTACTTTCCATTTTTATCGGCTCCTATACTTTCTGCTTGGCTTGTAAGGTTTTTTAGGCGCTTCGAATTTGTACGTTTCTTGAATGTTGTCTAGTCCGTCAATGATTCCATAGAATTTCATAGTGACTGCTGATACATTATCAACACTTGATTCGATATTAATATCCGTTAAACCTTTAATCTTGGTGCCGTCAACGAATAAACCTTTGTTGATGGAAACTTTGTTTAGTTTTGGCATGGTTTTTCCTCCTCTGATTCTTCATCAATTTCCAAAGCAAACCCCGCAATGTTAGCATTGAGGAAAAGGGCTTCTCGATCCACTCCGGATCTGACTCCTGAATACTTGAAATTAATGGCAACCTCATTTACCTCAAATTCTTTTACATTTTCAAAGTAGGCTACTCCGCCGTTTGTAAAATAGACTGCTAAAGTTTTGTCTTTATTCATTATCATAGGTTCCTTTCTTTAAGCGACTTCTCAAATGCATCACGATCAACGTATGGTGCGGTCGAGCATCGGCAGAATGGATGCATCGGCGCAGCATTTTTTCCTGGTTCCATTTCATCAACATCAAATACTTTTCCGTTAAGCGGTAAACATAGACGACACGCTGAAGGCTCAGAAATGAATGTGTACTTTGTAATATCAGCATCACGATAACTGCGCTCTTGAATGCCAATCTGCACTCTAGTCGTTTCTGTAACCATCAAACGCTCTGTATTGAATCGAGTATTCTCTCTACCTTTCTCAGTAAGGAATCTCGTTAATTCAGATGCCAACTGTTTGGGGTTACGGCCCATCGTCACACTTCGAACAAGCAACTTATCCAAATCTGCTTTCAACTCTGCTTGGTACATCCATAGTCGTTCACTAAACGTTGCAAATCCATCCGCTAGAAACGAGCTGTTTATAACTTGCTCCACTAATTTGGCATAACCACTTTTAGCGATTGTCATTTCTAAGATGCCTGCTTGACGTTGCAGTTCTTTCAAGCCTGCACTGGTAAGCTCTCCTGAGAAGTACTTGTCCATATCATTAAACGTGGCTATCAGCTCAAGTCCAATATTTGCTTTCAGCAATTCCAAGCGATTGACACGCATCGTTAGGTTGTATAGCTTCAATTCTTTGTTTGCTGTAGGTGAGAAGTCTTTCTCTTTAACGTACTTCTTAGCCTTGCGAGCAAATGCTTTTACATCCATTTCACTAGCACGCTTCATCGCTTCACTACGAGTGATTTTCTGCCCATTGGAAAAACTATCCCACTGTGCATCTATTTCTTTCTGTATCGCATCCTGTGCATATTGCAGGCGCTTCTTGATCTCGTTCATGCGTTTCTTGTCATCTTTAATCTGTTGCTCTTGCCAAGCTTTCTCACGCTTGATGAAGTAATCTTGTGATTTCACTTAATCACTCCTTACCAACTGAATCTGACTAACTCAATTTTTGCGTCAATCGAATGCTTATCCTCGTAATCTTCAACAGTAAAGCCGCCATCCTGAAACTCTTTGCGGATATCATCTGTAATGACATCTTTGCCATAGAAAACTTCGTTGCGGCCTTTTTGCATAGCTTCGGCAATAGCATCTTTGATTATTTCGCTATCTTTTTTCTGATACTCGTTCATCATCTGTTCTTTGAGATTCATCTTTGGCAACCCCCTTTGGTCTTGCGTATTTTTCTAATGCAAAAAGATATACTGATATGTTAGACAAAAGAAGAATAGCGGTCATCTCAAAGCCAAATGCATAATAAAAGAAAATGGCAAACGCATAATTTATAACTTTGAAAAATCTAATTCCATCGTCATAACTCATTTTCTTTAGTTTCTTCTTCATCTTCTTAAACCTCCGTATCGGTTTCTTCGTCACTGTCAAACACGCCTTTGTCTGTTGGCGATTCAGCATTTACACGTTTTAGTTCTGCATTTACATCTGGAACGAATGAAGCAAGTCCGAGGATAGTCTCTTGGCTCAACTCCGCTCCTGCATCAACAAGTGCTTTAAGCTCTTCCAGAATCGCTTTAGGTAGATTAGGTGTAAATGTAATACGCATACCTTTCAGGTCAGAGTTTTCCAGTTCTGCGATGCTTGATTTAAGGTTAAATAAAAGACGATAGCGTCGCATCAGGCCTTTCTTGAATAGCCTTTGCTTCACTGCCGTCATCTGTTCGAATCCGAATAGTTTGTATTTCATTGCTTCCCCAGATTGCACACCCGAGAAGTTATCATCTGTTAGATCAGGGACCATCGAAATCTCGTGGATATCTTTCCTCACACGGTCTTTATAAGCTTCTACGCCATTTACATCATATTGCTTATAAATATAGCCAGCTGTCACAGATGTTTTATTGCCGTTGATATCTGTGCCAGATTCAAGAAGCAACATGTTTGCATCCTTTTGCTTGGCTGCATCGTCAGTAGTTAAACCAGATGCTTGAATGTCACCGCTGATCACTAGAAGTGCATCGTTTAAGTCTGTCATGTAGTTTGCTGTATCGGATTGCCCCGCATCGTACAAATCCATTAGTGAGAGCGTATCTTCGTATAAGCCCATTCTGAAACGATTTGGCGAGTACTCAGTAATAGGAACTTCTTTCAATTCGTGAGGTTCCTCTTCTGGGTTTTCGAGCGAGATAGAGTGTAGAGACGTTTCTTTGAAATAAATAGTTTTATCTGATGTGTAGATAATTGGCTGAATAAATTGCTTATCAGCGTTTTTTGAGAATCTTGTTTTAGGATATCTCACCGCCAGTATAGGCTCACGCTTAACAGTTGTGTCATAGACAACAAACGTCTCAAACACATTCGCCAAATCCACATAATCGATATCGTCTTTATCCCGGTAACTGATTTCATAAGCTCTGCCGTATTTATCCATGTCTAACCAAAGCTCGCCATTCAAACCATCAACATCATTATTCGTGTTGAATTCATCAATTTGCTTTTGCTGATCGTCACTATCGATCTGAACCTTAATCGGATTGCCTGTGTTGTAACCTACATCAAACGTACATAATACCTTGCCGAAGTTGTGGGCAGATCGATGATCCGCTTTTTCTTTTTCCTTACGTCTTCGGTTTTTCATGATGTTGGTGTTTCTTGCTTTGTAATAATCGTCTAATACTTCAAGTCTTGGAACTTGGTATTGATGGTGATGTTGGATCATTCCTGCTAAAGTGTCCAAATCAGCAAGCAAGTCTTCAGCAGAACTAAACCGATAATGGATATTCGATTCTACTTCAAAGCTGACATAGTTAACATTCACATCAGCAGACGCTCTGCTATCAACGTCATATTCAAATTCATTTACTTTATCCATTCCTCACACTCCTTAAAACATTCTCTTGATTTTGTTCCGCTTCTCTTTGGTAATGGTTGATTTCTTTTTGGCCCACATATCTTCGTTAAAGGCATACCTTGTCGCATCAATCGTATGGTTGTCTTTATCCTCTAACCTTGGCTTTGGATTTCCATCACGATCGGTTTGATAATCTATATTTTCAAACTCTTTGGCGATGTTCGGCGTTCGCAAAGGATCAATACAAATGAAGTCCAAATCATCTAACCATTGCTCGCCATATTCGACGGAATCAGGTCCTTTTTTGACACCTTTAATATTTCTGATGCCATGTTCGTTCACTAACTCAGCATTACTTTTTGGCTCAGCAGAATCAGAGAATATCTCGTCGTTTTGATATCCTTTTTCGTGGAGTTTTTTCGCTAGCTCTCTATTACTAATCTTCACTCCGTAAATTTCATCTATTGCATAGATACCATTTTTCTTTTTGTCATAATGCCATCTTACAAACGCTAGGGGATCAGTCGCATAACCAAAGTCATTCCCGTTTCGAATGTTGTCGAAGTTAGCTATCATCTCATCAGTGATGCTCCCTGGCACTACTTTCAAATTGTCAAACGGTACAACGCCAGATCCAATAGCTTTACCATCGTATTCCCACTCAGCTCGTCTAGGGTTCCTTGCTCTGGCTGCTTCGACTTCGCTCAGAAACTCCTTAGAGATAAAGGGGTTATCTTTATATGTTGAGTGATGAATGAATGTGTTCTTAGGCTGAAAGGATGTTTCATATTTTTTGTTTACCCATGATTGCTTCCGCTTCGGCGGGTTATAACTGTAAAAGAATTTATAAAAAAGACCATCGTCCAATTCTCCACGCAATAGGGAGTTGGTGATAGTCGTTACTTCATCTTCATTCTTAAATTCTGCTAGCTCCTCAATCCAACCAATCGCAAAAGGGAATTTGCTGTCCTTCAACGATTTAATCCGTTCTGGATTTTGCGCTCCACGAAATATCATGTAGTTACCACGTGGTTTATAAGTGATCCTCAATGGAGATTTATTAAACTTGAATAGGTGGGAAACACCTTGCTGTTCAATCGCCCATTTCATCTGTTCATACAATGATTGCTCAAGCGTATTATCAACATACCGAATCCCGACTGCGTTTACAGCGTAACGCATAAGTAATTGAGTGATTATATGTGCAATATCCGATGATTTGCCAGATCCACGACCGCCCTTGCATACGATATTCAATATGTCAGAGTTAAGCGTAGCCCTCCATACGCTATGAAACTTTTCAGGCAGTAAATCAGAAAGCTTTTTAGCCATCGTCTTCACTACCGATATCATCGATAAATGTAGGAACTTCTGTAACCTCAACCTTTTGTTTATCGACAAACGCTGCATTTATCTTGTAGTAATGTTCCAAGGCTTGATTGCGTTCCTTGAATCCCGCTGAGTACTCGCTTATCTCTCGTTCAATCACTTCATTGGTAAAAGGATCTCGCTTAATAACTTCAAAGCGCTGCGGCTCTCCTTTAGCGATAGAAGCCGTGATCGCCAATGCCTCTTCCATGGATAAGTGTTTGTTTACTTGGATTTCTTTAATCTTTTGTTCAATGTATGATTTGATTGTAGTATTTTGCAGTAATTTGCTTGCATTAGTATTTGCATACTTTTCGCTGTAACCCGCCTTGATAGCTGACTGAGTAGCATTCCCTGTGATGATGTACTCATCAGCAAAAGCTAGTTGTCTTGGGTTTAAACTCATTTTCCATCACCACTTCCATTTAAAAGTTCTTCTTAACTAGCGTTGCTCCCTCTCGCTCATACTGTTTAATGAACTCCTCAACGTTTGTCTGAGTTCTAGATACTACTGTGATTTCTAAATGTGAGAAATACTTCCTGTTATCGGCTGTTCCTACATGGATAATTTCAGCATTCACATAGTTCCCACTCCACACAGGTTTAATCTCATTGCTGATTAACTTGCCATCTTTATCCAGAATAGGGTTCTCTGTAAAGTATCTGTCGTTCTCTCCCTCAATCGCCTTCTTGTATGCTTCAGCGAATTCAGGTTCTACATCAACCGTTAATAATGCTTCATAGAATTTCACATTCCATACCTCCTTAACCTCTCCACAATATGCAGGTCACTCTTCCAACCATGTCCAATGTATATCAACCTATGCCGATCGATATACCCGTCACTAAACTGCCCATAGCATTCAAGCAACGTGTGCTTAGGTTTCAACTCCGCTTGTCGGATGTTCTTATGCCTTAGTATTCCAACTGACAGCTGAATGTAATAGTAATATCTCGGCTTAGATGTCATAAGTCACCCTCAACCTTTCACTATCATATTCAAAACGATATCCGTAATGTGTTTTTTGCCTCTTCTTAAGAACTTGATTAATTCCAGCAACAGGTACTCCTAGTTCTCTTGCACATTCAATTTGCGATGGGAATCTCTTTGATCTTCCATCTGGATAAATACAAATAATTTTTGTTTTTGATCTTTGTGTACGAGCTATATAGTTCGGATGTTTTTTTGTTCGCTCGACCTTTGTGCCATAAGTGTTATTGTACGAATGTGTGCACCATTCTAAATTTTCTACTCGGTTATCTGATTTATTTTCATTTTTATGATTAACTTCTTTTAGTTTTTCAGGATTAGGCAAGAAAAACTCCGCTACAAGTCTGTGAATATAAAAATTCTTTCTTGTGCCTTCTTTTTTTAATTGAACATACTTATACCCGTTACCGTTATCTTGTGGTCGTTTTATCCCTTCCGGTACATAAACTCCACCCGAATTAGTTCTTTCAAGGTATTTTATCCTGCCCAAACTGCTTACTTTATAAATTCCTTCATATCCTTTAATATCTTTCCAAATTTCTTCCATAACTACCGTCTCCTTTAGTTATTCGTCTCTAAGCAAAATAAGCACAAACAGGAGTGAGACGACTCTCTTCGGGAGCTACCCTAGTTTGTGCAAAATTAAAAGGCTACCTACACATCGTAAGTAACCTTCAATTCATTATTATTAAATTCAAATATCTGCAATTTCTTTCTACTGGTTGTATAACCGTTCTTTACTTCGTAGTAGTCACTTTTCTTCAGCGTAGAAAGCTGCCTAACAGTTACGCCGTCTTTGTCTTGGACAGGAACTGTAACTTCCTTTTTCTCACTATGAAAATGGCCTACAAAGTATTCTCTTGTTTTGGCAATACCCCACAGATGTGGAAACTCAGTTGCTAAGAGCATAGGTAAGTTTTTCCTAGCTAAATCACCATGAGCTATACCTATAAGAACATTGTCTAGCATATAAGCTTTTCGGTGAGCTAAACTACAATCAAATTCTATTTCATTTCCTTTTAAAATAGCTTGTAGATACTGCATGAACATATAGGAGATACTCAAATCGTGATTGCCAGGAACGTAATATACTCGAACTTCCTTTGAGTGCCTCAAGGCTTCATGCACCATCGGTTCAATGTACTGTTTCAAATCCTCAATAGCCTTAACCATGTCAACCTCGTCAACAAGCGTTCCTTTTGTTGTAAACGGATTGACCATGCTGTCGTTATGAACTAAATCCCCAATAATATTGAAAGAAATCGTTTTGTAACCCTTATTAATAATCTCAATAATTTCATCTTGCGCTGGCTTCATGTACTCGTAGTCAACAATCCCCATGTGAATATCAGTTAAATTAATGACTAAATTTCTGACACCTGTTTTAATTGGATCAACTTTTATAGGCCTTATCCCTTTTTTGATCGCTGCTACGATATCCTTGGAGTTGCTTTGCGTCTTTGGCTTCACCACAAACTTCAACTGCTGGTTCCATTTCTGGATATCCGCTGTAGTGGTCGTCCACTCATTAGTGGTTACTTGCGATATTTCCCACTCTTGCGGATCATAACCTTTGTACTTGAGAATATCTTCTGGCGTTTTACTGTCCTTTTGGTAGAAAGCCATCTTCACATCGAATTCAGCTTGGGAGATAGTGCCATCAATGTTATATCGTTTGTTTTCGTTGATTGATTGGCCATCCATGGTGCGAGGTGGCGTTACTTTGTTCAATCGTTGACGTTTGCTTTTTACACTAATCTTGGTAAACTCTCTTCCGTACTCGTTTGATAATATAGTTGCTATTTCCTTATTGGTATAACCTTCATTGATTAAATCTTTGAGCCTATCAATTTCTTGTTCCGTCCAGTTTATGTCTGCCACCTCGCTTCGTTCTATGTATTGCGTAGACTAGCTACGCTGTTTAAAATGCATGTACCGTACGTGCGTGTTGCTCAATCGCTTTATCTAGCTTCATGCCTTTAACCTTATTACTCAATTTGTTTCTTGCAACCTCGATTTCTTCTAGGCTGACATCAGTACGGCGTGTAAGACTTTTTAAGTAAGCGGCCTCACCTTTTAAAATCTGTTCTTGTACCATTTTCATTCCTCCTCAAAATAAAAAGCCACTCGCAATGAGTGACTTCGATATGTACGTCCCCGCTTGGGACACATTGTTAAGAGGTGTACGGGGTTCTATTGTCAGATTTGCTCTAAGGATACCCAACAAGCAACGATGCCTCCCGCATTAGTTATAAACTAGGTGAGGCAGTTATTTTGATATAAGGATACTCTGACGGCATTCCGTATATCATCCTATTAGAACTGCAACTAGGCAGTTAACATCTGAAAAAAGCAACCTACACGCTCGCGATCTCGAGCCACCATATCCCACTATGCCACAATCCTCGGTTGCTTCTTTGTCTATTCGCATTAAGGTAGCGAGAAACCGAACAACGGATCAGAATATCGCCCCTGACCTTGGCTTACTCATTTAACTGCGAATCCCTTCCTTCATCACAGACCGCTCACAAAGCCTGCGTAAGGCAACCTGCCGTGTTCCTAGCAAGTCCAACTTAATGTCTATGTCACTGGAGTGGCACTGCCCCACTCACGACCCATGGCAACCTATCGTCTAACTTCTTAAAGTTAACTCTCTAGGCTTGTCAGGAAACACCATGTTCTTCCTGCGTCTTCTACTTCCGCCACAGTGACCGAAGCTTGGTGGTGTACATATAGCACACTTACTACATTGCCGTACGTAGCACCGTATAGCTTCTTTGCGATCTTTTTTCGGTAGTCGTAACCATCATAGGCATTTAATGTCACTGGCAAGGAATCGAACCTTGCACTGTTTTGATAGCCATACATCAGGACAGGTCTATCACCTCTGCCCGCTTATAGCGTCTACCTATTCCGCCACAGTGACACAAAAAGACAGCACTAGCGAATTTCGAAATGAGGAGCTTCACCTCTTTCAAAAAATTGTGCTGCCTTTATTTATTAAAGCAATTTTCTTAGCGTCTTACCTTCGTCGTTCAGTAGCCACACTTGAGAGATAAGATAATTTTTAAACTCTTCTGATGTGTCGATAGTAAAAGAACTGTCTTTCTCGTTAATTGAAAATGAGTATACAGAATCATCATGGAAATGAACCATCAAAAAACCATCAATACGATTAGTTCGTTTGACTCCTTCAATGATATCTGTTCTTAAAACAGCTTCCTTTCCTTCTCCAACATCACTCTTTAAAAATTTGTCAATCTGTAATAACATTCAAATCATCCTCTCTATCTGTCTTTCTATCGCAACCATTACCTAGCTTAGGTTGCTATATAAACGATACTAGGTCGCTCGCTTGTTCCGTTTCCGCGGAAAAGCTATGATATCGCCCACAAAATAATTTTTACGTATCAAAAGGAGGTTGAATGCCGTTGTGCGTTTCTGCTTGTGGGCGATATCTGATAATACTATTTTATAACATTTTCATACCTCAAAAAGTTCAAAAAAGGTTCATAAATCAAGCTGTTTATCGACTTCTTCAAAAAACTTATTACGCAATCTCTTCGCCGTACTCACACTAGCAAGAATAATTTTCTGTTCCACCAACCCTTGCATCGTGTATTGCGGAAATCGTTTGATATACAACTCTCGAATGATCGTCTCAGTGTCACTGCCGCACTCATCGAGAAGTTCTTGTACAATCTGCTTATTGCGTTTCAATCGCCGAATCTGCTTATCCGTCTCGATGGTCCACAATGTGCCAAACATCAAATCGCTGTCGCTTCTTGTTCCTTTGATATCCCCGTTAACATCCTCTTCACGATACGGAACCCGAATCTCTTCTTCAAGCTTCCTGACGTACTTATCCGTATCTCGGTAATCTTTCAATACTGCCTTGACTCGTTCAACACGCCATTTCTCCAATCACTTGCCCTCCTTATTATCTTCCTTACCAAAAATCACGCTTGCGAATACAGAAGCTATTACGGCTACAAATATCAAAACCGCTTCTGTCATTTTTGTGCCTTCTCAATTTCCCGCTCTAGCCATTCATCTTTCGTTGCTAGCAAGGTACCTTCTTTGGAGTAATATTCATCGATCAACCTTGCTGGATTTTCTTTGGTTCCCACACCTTCGAACGAAACAACATGAATAACTTCCATCATTTTAACTTCACGAACATGATTTGATTTCTTAGGTAGTACCATTTTCACCCTCCACTTTCCATCGCATCCCTGACTAACGGATCATTGATAATAATCTTGTACTTCATCTGCTCATGTTGCAGCTGCTGTTCTAGCTTTACGATTTGCTGTTGCTGGTTGATTATTGTATAGGATAGCCAACTCAAGCCAGCGATCGTCAGCAGTATTGATACAATAGCTAATACTGTATAATGATTAACTTTCATTAGCTTGCCCCAATATTTTTGGATTCTCATGAATATTTCCGATTACCGCTGTGTTAAAGTCTGTTGAATAATCTAAATCAGTGATGTAACCCGAAGCACCTATAATCATGGTTTGCTGATTATTTAGTACGAATTCTACAATTCCCCGGTGTCCTAGCCATTCAACAACATCTCCCTCGAAAATCTCCACGCCGTTCTTGTCTTTCAAGCCAGTGGATTGCATGAGGACTACTTCTTTAAACCAATACCACTCGCTGGCGTTTTCAATTTTGAGACTAACCATACTTCTACTTAGATCGATTTGTAGCACATCATGTATTGTTTTTGTTTCAGTTAAAAACGCCCTATATTTTGGTACCATCTTATCCCTCCTGTTCGCTATCGCTGACGATTGCGGAATTACCTCTTCCTAATTTCATATTTCATTTCATTCGCATGAATCCACATGGATGTCAGTAACCCGAAGAAAATCGAAAGATCGGCGTCCCCTCCGAATAGGTATCTATTAACTCCATATACAATGCATCCACCAATAAAGGCTGCCATCACTCTTCCTCCTGTTCCAAAGCCCAATCAGCAAACATTTTAACGACAACAGCTTCTTCTGCTGTATTCAGGTTTCTATATGCCTGTGTAACAGGTTTGCTTCCTGAAATATCAATGCTATTTTCTCTCTGTAGCAAATGAATTGTTCTGATAATAGCTGGGCCATATCCTTGGAAATACTCTTTCTTCAACCACTCCAACACAATCTGCTGATTCTCGTTGAGTTGCGGTTGCTTTAACATTTCAACGGCTTTATTAAATTCACTAGCGGTATAGCTTTTCCCATCAACTATTATTGACGGTTCAATATCTATACTTTTTAAAGTCGCACCACTGATTGTGCCCGTAGTGATTTTATATTCTTCACTCACATTCATTCCTCGCTTTCTGCTATTTCGTCGGATAGCTGACTTTTCAGCATTCATTTTTTTCGATCGCTTCTTTGATAGTCCGACACGGGAAAGTGTTATAACCGTCCTTGTCATATTTCTTTGTAGAATATTGCGGAACGATATTTCCTTGATCATTAATAAACACACTAAAATAGTCCGTGCCAGAAGGTTTATTGGCTTTTTCAAAATAGTAAACACCGCATATAGGAATTTCTGATACTTTAAATTCATCAGGATTGTAGCCTTCTGAAATCAGCATATGCCTAACAGCGTGAATATGCGTTTGCTTTAAACCGGACGGAAAAGCCAGTATGTTTTCATGAGTTAATACTTTTCCTTCAAAGTACATATAGTTGTCTATATACTCATTAAATGACTTCGATTGTCGATGATTACTGACTTCATTTTTAAGACCGTGCTTCATAAAAGCTAACCTTGTTTCTAATCGCTTAATGATGCAGTTATTGATACTAGTAAAGTTTTCATAGATGAATTCTTCTTCTTCGGAACCCTCTTCTACTTCACACTCACCTAAATAGTCTTCAGGATAAATATCCGATTTGCTCTTTTTCAACATTTCTTCGATAAGTTCGACATCAATTTTCAAAATGTTTCCTCCTAGTTTGCTATTTCTTCCGATTACTGACTCAATATCTCAACCGTTGCACCTGCGAAATTGCCCTTCTTCAAAGGTATCTGCAATCTGCATGCTCGATCCAATGTCCATTTGTTCAGCCCTGACATCTCTGAGGCTTCACGCTGTGTGCTGAATTCTTTGACTTCACCGTCTGGAAAAGTAAATCTGACTGGCGTTGAGTTGTATCTATTCTGCTTTGGTCGATCGTAACTCTTTCCCCACAAAGCCTTTCTCAAAACTCTGATTTCGTCTTCATCAGCACCTGGCGTATTAACTAACCTTTCTAACCGATACAAATCTTCTTTGTTAGCCATCATTCCACCCTCTTCATATTTCGCAATCTAACAACTGTCCGATCGCTGCCAAACGTCACAATAGCTGAGTTCTCAAGCACTTTGACACACACTGCTTTGAAAGGTTTTGTAAAACGTTCGGTCACGCACCAATACTCGATGCCTGCTTTTACTCTACGTTGCTTTCTGACTACACGTGGCGGTGGGCTATACTTGCCGTCTTGAACGCCTGTTACTGTGTCTACTAGTTTCATGCTTTACTCCTCCGCTCCATTTCCTCGGCTAGCCATTCTTGTTGCTTAAGCAATCTCTCGACATGGCTGTCGATCACTTTCTTTCTCCATACTAGGTCCTTATCCGACATGTTTCTGATTTGGATTTGTGTTGGCGTCATCTGCTCACCTCTCAAAATGGTAAATCGTCATCGCTGATATCAATCGACGAGTTGCCAAATGGGTCTGCTGTTGCGCTATTTGTATTTTGTTGGTTGCGAGTGTAATTATTCGTTTGACTATTTGAAACGCCGCCACCTTGTGTATTTTGGCTAGAATCGGCTTTCTTGCTTTCTAACAGCTGGAAGTTGTCCGCAATCACTTCGGTGACATAAACTTTTTGTCCTTGTTGGTTATCGTAAGAACGAGTTTGAATCCGCCCTGTTACTCCGATCAACACGCCTTTTTTCGCATAGTTCGCCAATGTTTCAGCTGGCTTTCTCCGAATCACGCAGTTGATGAAATCCGCTTCTCGCTCTCCACTCTGATTAGTAAAGTTGCGATTCACAGCTAATGTGAAGGTGGCAACTGCGGTTCCGTTGCCTGTGTATTTCAAATCCGGATCTTTCGTTAGTCTTCCGACCAAAGTTAAATTGTTTATCATTTTGCTTCCTCCAGTTCAATTTCAATTCTTGGGCAATCCTTATCCACTTCAAACCGATGCTCAAAGTTGGCAATCTCGCCCCAACCATCATTTGCGATCACTCTCGCTTCAATCATTCCGTCCAAGATAAACTTGATCCCGAACGCAATGTTGTCTTTATCCTTGCGCTTGTTTTTGCAGTACCAAGTTATTTTCAAGTTGATCGGCGTTGTCACTCTTAAACCTGCTGCTTTCGCCATCAAGAATGCATAGTAACATTTTTCCGTGTTCTCCTTTTTCAACTTGGCTCCTGCATATCGGTTTGTCCGCTGGCTATTTATGAATTTGTTTAAGTCTGTAAGCTCTCCTGGTATCGTAATAATCAGAACATTCCCCTCGCTTTCAAATATCTTTTGCAATGCTCTGGATCCAAAGTCCGATACTCAACCAAAATCGGGGCTAAGTCATATTCGATCATAGTTTTCTTATACGCTTCGTTTGCGCTCATCCATCCTGCCAGATTATGAATGTTTTTCTTAAATTCGCACTGAGATAACGCAACTTGAATATAGGCTTTTCTATGAGCTTCCCAATATCTAAGCTCCTTTTCCAAATCTATTCCTATGGCTTCGTAATACCGCCTTTCTAAGTCGGTTAAGTTGATTAAATTCGTTATCGTCTGTTGCGAACGCCGTACACATTCAAGATATTTTTCCGAAATACAACTTGGTACCATTTCATGCTCTTTCAAATATTCTTGAAATTCTTTGCCTGTGCTGACGTCCTTATAACGCATTTCGCTTGTCCAAGTGATCTAGAGTTATGACCGCTATATCCTTTTCTGTTAGTTTTAGCGTCTTGGCTACCACTGTGGGCTTAACTCCCTTATCTAGCAACGCAACGGCTCTGGCTACCGTATGTTTAGGGAAATCAAATCTCCATCCGTCAAGACAAATCACATGTTCTTGTATTAATGCTCCAGTCATTGATCTACACCTCTTATCCGTTTGTCAGTGGTTCTAGTAAATTGAATGTTATGCCGCTTTGAATTTTTTGATATTCTTGACAATATTCGCTCGCCGTAAGCTTTTTTGATTTCATCCGATGTTAAATTTGTGTTTACCATTAATGCTTTATTTTGCCTTGCTTCTAAAATTGAGTACAAGATGTCGTTGTTAAAGCTGGTGCTATCTTTTATGTTGTTACCACCAAGCTCTGCGCCCAAATCATCAATAACCACGAAGTCTACTGTTTTGATATCTTGTAAAAGGGCTATTTGATTTTTCGATTCAGCTTGATCGTTAAAAGAAGCCTTGCGCCTTTCCAACAACTCTCTGTAATTGACAAACAATACTTTCTTTGAGTATTGGCTTTCTTGCAGTATCGCCCAACAAACCGCCATGCATAGATGGCTTTTACCAACTCCAGATTTTCCAGATAAAATCATATGCGTAGGGTTTCCATTCAAAACCTCTTTGATAAAGTCCACTGCATAAGTCATAGCCACCGCAGTTTCTTCTTCTTTGGTCTGGTAGTTATCTAAAGACTTGTCAAACAAGGCATAATCAGTAATCACGGATCTATACTTGAATAAATCATGATTCTTCTTTTTCAGACTGGTTTCGTATCGCTTGTTCGTATCTGCATCTACTTTTAGTTTTAAGGCATAATATCCACACACCATGCAAGTAGGTGCGCATCTATCTGAACCGTCTTTATTTTTCGTTTTCCAACCGTACAGAGCGCCGTTACACTCAGGACAAACTCCTCTGACTTCTAGCGTTTGCTCTATAAGTCTTGAAATACCTACTGCTACGCTTTCCAATAAATCACCATCCTAAATCGTCATATTCGCTAGATCCTGTATTTTCAAGCTTGCCGACAGATTTGTTTTTAAACCTAACCTCATTCGCTTCGACATCTTTTAGGGTATTGATATTATTTTTTGACCAATTACGCATAATACCCACAGCATACGAATAAGGTTTATTGTCAATCGCTGCTTTTTTCATAGCAGCAGCAACCATTTCAACGCCAATGTCTTCAACCCACATAGATATATCTTCTGAGTTAAGCGGATTTAAGACCCCAAAGCATTCTTGATAGATATCAAAAGGATTAATACTAGCTTCTTGTTCTAGTTCTAACTCTTTCTCTAACTCTTTCTCTTTCTCTAACTCTTTCTCTAGGCGACTATTTCCAGACAATTTCTGGACATTGTCCTCCTTTGCTCTTTGAAGTCTTTTTTGAATAGCATATTCAGTTTCTGAGCCAACTAATTCGTTAAGTTGACTAAGATAAATTTCTCCGCCGTCCATAATTTGTATCAGTCCAATTTTGTGGAATAGATCCATTGCAACTTTTACGGTGTCGGCGCTAGAATTTGTTAACTTGGCCAATGACTCTGGATCATAAGGGATCATCATATTGCCAACGTTTCTGACAAGCATTCCCTCAGTCTTCAATGATTTAAGGCAAAGTTTCAAATAAAACAAACAGTACTCTTTGCCGTTTGGTTGTTCTTCTAACCACTCGATTGTGTCTTCCTCAAAAAAATTTTCTTTGAGTTTGAGCCAGTAATATCGTTTTTTTTGCTTATCAGACACTTTATCCCTCCTAATCTTTGCCGTCGTATAAAGATAAACCTAGTTCACTTGCGTCTATTGCTGGTAAATCAAATATAGATTGTATTAGTTTCACTTTGCTTTCGCGGCAAAGCCCATAACCGTATTTTTGATATTTATAACTACGATTAAAAGTTGATATAGGGAATGGGATGTCAGCATCTATTACCAATCTCTTTGTTTGTAGGTGTTCAAAGTAATCGTCATGATAAACTACTTCAAATTGCGCTAAGTAATTATCCTCTTCGATTTTTTTGTATTCCGAATAATATGCGAATTTCGTAATAGTAAAATCAAAATCAGATATTACTTCTTCGGGATTTCCAAAAACGCTTTTGATTAGTTCTATTCTGATTTGATCTTTTTCTGAATAAACAGACCAAACTTTCTTATTCTCATACGATTTCCTCCAACTATTTGGTTCTTTTTTTATTAATTCTTCGAAGTAAGATTTACTCTGAAGAAAATCAGATTCTTGCCTAAAAAACATATCGATATCATTTACTTTTTCTCCGTTAAAAATATTCTTAAAGCATCCTCCTGCTATATAACCTCTGTGCCCCATTAGATATTTATCTAAAAAGAATAACTGTCTAAAATTATAGATATCAGCTTTCTTCATCTTCATCCTCCTATTCGTAACTTTTTAATCTCGTCTTGATTCAACTTCACGCCGATTACATGGTGTTTATTCTTAAACTCTGTAATCCCCATTTGATGCTTCTCGGTATGATGGGTTCTGCAAAGTGCTGCAAAAGTAAATTCTGTGTGATCAACTTCTTTCCGCTTTCGTCTTCCTAGGGCTTTGTCAAAGTGATCGATGTCGGCGTTCTTTTTACCGCAAATGCAGCAAGTCCTGTTTGTCACACATTTGTAGAAAAAGTACTGTTCGTTTTGAGGCGGAATCTCATAGCCTTCACGAAACGGAATGTCATTTGCGAAGATAAAATCTAGTATCAATTCATCTAATGTTGAAACTTCATCGACTGTGTTCTCTGATTGATTCGACAAGCTGATGTTCTTCCCTGTGAAGTATCGAAATTGCCAATAGAACACGTCTTTAAGGCTCTCTAATGGTTCGCCAGTGTAAATGTATATGTCTTGCATCAAAGCGAATGTGAAGCGTCTCTGTTCGACTGTGAACCCTCGTGGGTCTTTGATGAATATTTCAGCTTGTCGCTCACCGTTGTATCCATCAAAGATAGTTTTGAGACGCTCGATGTTTAGTTCGTCTTTGAGTTCGAGCGTTAGGTGATTGCCTTCAACTTTTGTTATTTTTGCTAGATATGAAAGATTGTTCATTTACATCACTTCTTACTGTTTAAGTAGTTTAAAAGTTGACCCATTTCTTCTGCGCTTAATGATTCAATTGATTTTCTTTTTAATCCGATATATTTAAAAGCTGCTTGTTGAGCCTGATCGAAAGTCATAGCATTTTCATCAGCAAGAGTTTGTATCTTTGTTTTGGCAACTTGAATATGAGTAGAAGAAGCGTTTTTTGGTGCGTTTTTTCCACTAACTTCGTTTGCATCATCGTCAATATCACTAGCTACTCCAAATGCTGCAGCCAATACATATCGTCTTGCATAAGTTTCAGCTGATCCAAATGCCTGAGCATCAGCTTTGGTTGTCGGCACAGTTAATGGTTCAAATAATAAGTATTGCCCAGATTCATGTAAGATGTATGTTGCTACTGATACAAAGTTCCCTTCGCTTGTTGCTTCTTGGGTGTAGGTGATTCCTGTTCCTTCAAGAGCATCATCAATGGCTTTGATTACGCCGTCTAATGTCACGTATTTACTTTTGAAAAACGGATTGTTTGCATCCTTTTTAGGCTGTACAAGCTGTTGTCTAAACTTAACCAATCCTTTTACAATTTCATCAATGCTTTCACTTAATTTCATTTAAACTCCTCCTGTCTTTGTTTCAACCATTCTTCGCCACTTACAAGCCGCAATGTGCTAATAATTAGTGATTCGGGTCCATATTCATCAACCATTTTTAAAAAGTTATCTTGTTGTAAAACGTATTTAGCCATAGTGCCGTTACTGTTTTCTCGATAGCCTATAAACATCCAATCTGATTCGTGTACGATCGTTCCGTTGTCGTCTTCATTCCAATGTGCAGAAGGATCAACGTCTTCTTCTGTGTCAACTGTGGAATGAATATTCGGCATAACACGACTGGTTTCGTCTTGCAATAAACTGTCGTAATTTGTTGCGATATAATCTGACATCTTCCCACTCCTCTCGATTTGTGGTAAACTTAGGTAAATATTTTTCGTTTCTGACTGACTATAGCTTGCCGGCTAGTCGGTCTTTTTGTCTTTAACAAGAAATTTAGTTAAATGCTGCAGAAGTGTAAAAATTTGAAAATCATTTAAATAGATGGCCACTGTTTCTTTATCCTGATTATTTTGTGCAATCAGCACTAACTCTCCGTGTATGTCATGAAGTGAAAGCTGCGATTCGTTTCTTTGCACCTTGTCCGATACACGTAAGATTTCACTCATGCAATCCCCCTCCGTTTCTTCATCCGTTCAATATTCTGCCTTGATTGAATCAACGGCTTGTTATACTTGTACCAGCGATCAGCAATGATTTTGCCTATACGTAGCGCTTCAGATCTAGTCATGCCTAAGCACCTTCGCTTTACTGTGATAATTGACTCTGACATCATAGGCTCCTGTGTCTGCGCTCATGTAAATCGGGCCTTTCTTGGCTGATAACACAATTGGAGCATCTGTTGTTTTGAGATTCATCAATACTGGAGTTTCTGTGATTCGTAAATACCAGATGCAAAATTTCTTAATCATAGTTTTTCCTCCTTGAAGTATCGATCAATCAAAGCGAGCGCTTCTTCTCTTGTTGAGACGGTATGCTGCATTGTCGATCCATTATCTTCCTCAACTGATATAGTAATTCTTTTAATCATTTACCCAACTCCCCTACTTTTTGATCCGTATACTGCCGTAACTCGCTCACACGCTGTTCTAACTGCTCCTTGTCGTTTTGCACTGTGGATAGTTGTTGGCGCAAGCTATCGGCTTCCTGTTGCTTTGTAGCGATCTCCTGTTGCTTTTGTTCGATCTCTCGTTGCTTGGCTTCAATTTCCTTCTGCTTGTCCGATTTGATTTGCTCAATTTCGGCTTTCAGCTGTTCTTGTGTGTGAGTGTTGTTGGATAGCTGTGATTCGAGTTCTGACACGCGTTGCGATTTCGTTTGTCCGTATTGCAACACTGTGTTGAAGTTCGCCTTGATCGTGTCCAAGTCCTGAAATGCGTTGCTTGCTGCGTAGCCGATAACTCCGCTACCTAGTGCCAGTCCGATGATTGCTGTTGTTTTTGCTAGTTTGTTTTTCAATGTTGTATCTCCTCTTCATCTTTTTATTAGTGTTAATATTTAAAATAATTGAACCTAAGCTTAGAATGATCGAAATTAAAGAAACTATTGTCACCAAATGATCTCCTCCTACGGAATCCTAGAAATTGCAAACAATGTAAATGCAAGAGCTACTGTTATGCTGTAAATTGCGTATAATTTGTAAGACTCAGGACGAAGCTTCTTCATGATATATATACAAACCGGTATGCATGACCAAATGATTGTTACGCAGACTATTACTTGTAATGTAACCACCCTAGCCCCTCCTTCCGTGTGGGGTTATTTCTCATCCAAACAAATCCATTTCAGGTAGATAGCCTTGTGTTTCTAACAGGTTGTAGATAAACAAGCGCCCTTTTTGCGTCCATTTTGTATTCATGACAACTTTTACAGTTCCGTCCGTTTGCGGTATCTCTTGAGTATGAGATTTGGTGTACCCTTGTCTCATATGCTTTTTGCAAAGCAACCATTGTTTGCCAATCTTTTTCTGAACACCTAACGAATGCAATAATTTATTCATTTCTTGTGGTGACATTCCGTAGTCCGCAGCAATCTGGCTGATCGTGACTGAATCTTTAGATGATAAGATACTATCTAAGTAACTAATCTTAGGCTCGTATTCAGCTACCTTTTGTTCAGCGACCAATCGCAACATGCGCTCTTCTTTAAGTTTAGTAGCTACTTCGATCAGTAAGTCTGGATTGTTTAGTAGTTCATCAGTTGCGTACATTCCGTTCTTTCTGATTGTTGGAAGGACTTCGCTTGTCACCCACCGTTTGAATTTTTTGGCATTTGGGAGCTGACTGCTAAAAATCAAACTATATAGACCCGATTCATTAATTAATGTCATTCTTTGGACGCCTCCAGGTGTCTGTATTTCACCGACCCCTTTATCTTCGGCATCAACATGTTGTTTAATTGCATCCGCTGTTCTTTTATATCCCAAAATTACTGCTGAATCTTTAGCGACAAAATATGGCTCATCATTTACTAAGATCGTTCGAACTTCGTTTTGTTCGAAATTAAAAATTTGCGGTGTATTCATTCAATGTTCCTCCTTTTCTATCGTTTGTATTTGTTCGATGTTCTCCAGACCAAGAATTCATCAAATAATTTAATATTGATAATTGGCAGATTAGAAGTGACTAATCTATATCCATCTTTAAAGTCTTTGTGTTCTTTAAATTCCCTGAGTAACTTTTGAAATAACGATTTATGGTTTTGGTAACCAAAGTAGATAACCGCTTCGTCCTTAGCCATCCACGCTTGTTTTACTTCAATTGTTCTCGCCAATGTGACTTGCATATTCTCACCTCTTCCGTACTTAAAGTGCGGTATGCTGCAAAAAAATTAAATGCGGATTAGATCTGCATCAATCTTGAACACATACGCTAAAGCAAAAACAGTAAGTGGTTTGATTGGAACTTTATTATTTTCCCAATCAGAAATAGTCTTTGATGTCACCCCTAATTTTTGCGCCAACGCTTCCTGAGTATAACCAGCATCAATTCTGAATGATCTCACAGACATTTGTTTATCCCCCATCATAAATCACCTCCAACTTCTCTGTGAGTTAAATATACCGCACTAAAAGTACGGTGTCAACACTTAAAGTAAATTATTTTTAATAAAAGTTATTTACAATACATCACTTTAAGTGTAAAATGAATACATAAATCGAAGGAGTTATATAGAATGAAAAAATTACAAACGGCAAAAGAACAAAGAGAAATATTAGCAAATAATCTCAATTCTCTATTGCGTAGTAAAGGGAAAACTCAGGCTGATGTAATTCGTGAGTTGGGCGTAGCTGAGGCAACAGTGCGTAGTTGGTTTAATGGAGAGAAGTATCCTAGAATTGATAAATTGCAAATGTTGGCAGATTATTTTAACGTTCCACGATCTAGAATAACCGAAGAGCAAACTGGTGCTTTACAAAGAGTATCAAGTATAGTGAAAATCCCAATACTAGGAACGATCACTTGTGGTGAACCAATTCTAGCCGAAGAAAACTTTGACGGTTATAGAGAAGAAATCGGTGATTTTCTCCCTACTGGAGAATTATTTTTCTTAAAAACAAAAGGCGATAGTATGGTTCCAACAGTGCCTATTGGTAGCTACGTATTGATCAGAAAACAAGAGAGCGTGGAAGATGGTGAAATTGCCGCTGTTAGAGTAAATGGTGACGAAGAAGCTACTTTGAAACGAATCAAACGTCAAGGAAACATCGTTATGTTAGTCGCAGATAATAAGGAATATGATCCCTATATAATTACAGAAGATAATCCTGCAACAATCATTGGAAAAGCTGTCAAGATAAGTATTGACTTATAAAAAACACGCCCTTCTATCTTGGCGGAAGAGGGCGTGTAATGCAATAAACTAATAGGCTTATTTGCTATGCCTATTTTATCATGAAATAGGAGTGAATGTCATGTGGATAGAGAAATTACCAAATGGTAAGTATAAATATTTCGAGAGATATCAAGACCCGTACACCGAGAAATTGAAGAGGGTATCAATAACGTTAAATTCCAAATCTAACCAAGCAAAAAAACAAGCAATTTTAGAATTACAAGAAAAGATTGAAAAGGCCACTAACCAATCAACTCAGAAATCTTTACGTTTTGGAGAGGCTGTTGATATTTTCCTGATAGTTTATAAAAGAAAAGTAAAGTCATCCTCTTTTGTTTCTTTCAAATCTACTGAAAAAAAAATTAGGTCGGTAATAGGCGAAGAAACTATTATCAAAAATATCGACACAAAATTTCTCAGAATGAAACTTGAGCATATGTTTTATGTTGAAAAATATTCTTTTAATTATGTGAAGAAGATCAAAGCACTAATAATAGCAATATTGGAAAATGCAAAAGAAGAAGGATACACTACAGATATACCAAAATTCAGGTTGAATTTAAAAAAAGAGCAATCCGAGGCTACGGAAAAGTACTTGGAACATCATGAAGTTAGGAAGATAATCAACGAACTTTCTTCTTACGCTAAAAATATTAGAAAAGCCCATATGGTAGAATTTATGGTACTAACGGGGTTAAGATATGGAGAACTGATCGCTCTAAGGGAAGAGGATTTGTTCGAAGGATATATTAAAGTAACAGGAACAATCGACTTCAGAAGCGGTCATTATTCTGAAGTAATTAGAACTTCTCCAAAAACGAGCGCAGCATACCGAAATGTATCATTACCAAATAGAGCAATTGATATAATAATTACCGTTCTCCAAGAAAATGAAATATTTAAAACTACTCCAGAGTACAATGATCAAGGATATATTTTCACTAATAAAAAAGGCAACCCTATAGATTATCGTACATTCGCCCCAACTCTTAAAAGAGCTGCAAGAGTTTGTATAGACAAACCCGTGACTAGCCATTGGTTAAGACACACTCATATTTCAATTCTTGCTGAAATGAACGTGCCAATAAAAACAGTAATGGATCGTGTTGGACATACAGACGAATCAACAACCATACGAATCTATACGCATGTAACTAATAGAATGCAAACAAATTTAATTGACCAACTTAATACGATAAATATATAA